TGATTACCCAGGCAAAATATTTTGCGTCCGTCAGCGACAAGGATTTGGTTGTTGAAACGGAAGGTTTTTGGACGTTCCAAGAACCAAAACTGAATGTCGCGTTTGCAAATTTGACCGAAGACATGATCGTGGCCTGGATTCGGGCCGAAACAATGAAAGACGGCACCAACATGGTGGAAGCGCGTTTGACTGAACAATTGGAAGCGTTGAAAAAACAACGCGTGACCCCGTTACCTTGGGCGCCCCAGGTGTTCACACCGGAGATTTAAGACATGGCCCAAACCGGATTTACCCCGCTTCAAATTTACAGCAGCAGCACGGCCAGCAATGCGCCCGCTGCTGGAAACCTGACCAACAGCACGTTGGGATCGGAACTGGCCATCAACATCACCGATGGCAAATTGTTTTACAAAGACAACACCAACGCCATCCAGGTTATTGCCTGGAAGGTGACGCCAACCAGCGCGGGCGGCACGGGCCTGACTTCGTACACCGCGGGCGATATGTTGTTTTATGCCAGCGGAACGGTTTTGTCTAAATTGGCAATTGGCGCGTCCGGTCGGTATTTGTCCAGTAGCGGCACAGCCCCGCAATGGTCGGCGCCAGCAGCCCTTACCAAAACCGACGACACCAACGTGACGTTGACCTTGGGCGGCAGCGCCAGCACGGCATTGTTGAATGCCGCTTCGTTGACTTTGGGGTGGACGGGAACCTTGGGTGTGAGCCGTGGGGGCATTGGCGTTGGCACATTGACCGGCGTGGCTTATGGCAACGGAACGTCAGCATTTACCGCAGCGACCGCCGCGCAAATTGTGTCGGCCATTGGATCGACCGCGGTGACAAACGCAACAAACGCAACAAACACCGGCATCACCGACGACACCACAACCGCGGCGGTAATGTATCCCACTTGGGTTACATCGACCACCGGAAACTTGCCCCAAAAGGTTTCCAGTAGCAAATTAACCTGGACGCCTAGCACCGGCATTTTGAACATTGGAAATGCGTCTAGCGCAAACTCAAGTTTATCGGTAATTAATAGCGCAAATACTGGCAATGCAGCACGTTTGGGGCTTATGGGGATTGGCGGTTCAAGCGGCGGCGGTTCGTATCCTTATATTGGATACAACATGGTTTTTACCGCCACTTCAACCATTAATTATTATGCCGGTGACACAGCGGCCGCAATTCAATTTGGTCGCGCTGGTGGACAAATTGAAACATTCACCGCCGCTTCGGGTACTGGTGCAATTTCGTTTACCGCTGGCCCTTATGTTGCGCCAGGTGGAACAAGTTGGACAAATTCGTCCGACGAACGATTGAAGGACATTCAAGGCGAAATCACCGGCGCCCTGGATATGGTTGACCAATTCCGTGCCGTGTATCACACTTGGAAATCGGACGCCAACAAAAAACGTCGTGTGTCTTTGATTGCCCAGGACTTATTGCCCGTGCTACCTGAAGCGGTAAACGTGCCGCCAATGGAATTTGAGGAACGAAGCGGCGAACGTTTGTATATGGGCATCGAATACGATTACGTGATTCCCGTTTTGGTGGCTGCCATCAAAGATTTGCGGGCTGAATTTAACGCGTACAAAACCGCGCATCCATAAAAAGGAATAGAAAATGGCTGTTAATCTTTCATCATTCGCTGGCGCTGGCTGGCAACTATTCAGCAACAACGGCGTCCCGCTGGCTGGTGGTTTGATTTATTCGTATGCCGCCGGAACATCAACACCGGCCGCAACCTACACCACTTCAGCCGGTTCAATTGCGAACACAAACCCAATTGTCCTGAACGCATTTGGCCGCACCGCAAACGAAATTTGGTTGACCGCGGGTTCAAATTACAAATTTATTTTGAGAGATTCGACGGGCAATTTAATTGGCACGTATGACAATATTTCCGGCATCAATGATTTCACCGGCGCGTCGGCCAGCATTCTTGCCGACCTGGCCAGCACCACCGATAACGCCAAAGGCGACGCGCTGATTGGTTTTAGACAATCCAACAGCAGCGGGTTTTTGACCGGCGCGGTTGGCAAAACCGTCAACGCCAAATTTCAGGATTACATCAACGTCAAAGACTTTGGCGCGGTGGGCGATGGTACTACCAACGATGCCGCAGCATTTTCGGCGGCCCTTACCGCGGTGGCCACAACAGGCCAGGACATTTACGTCCCCGCTGGAACTTACAAAATCAACAGCGTTTTATCCACCACCGGCCATTTGAATATGTTTGGCGACGGTGAAAAATCCGTGCTGGACTTTAGCGGCATTACGTCGGGTTCGTCCGGCATCACGGTGACCGGAACCGCAACCGAAATCCAGGTTGTTTCGTCAGCCAGCGCGGGTAATCTGTCCGTTGTTTTTGCATCGGCGCCATCACTTGTCACGGGCGACGTTTTCTTTTTGTTTGATGACGCGGTTTTGTGGAACAGCATTCGCCCTTATTACTACGATGGAGAATGGCTGGAATGCCGCGAGGTAAGCGGTAACACCGCATCCACAACAAGCCCGCTTTATTCATCTTATTCCGCGACGGTCAACGCATACAAACTAAACAGCAAGCCCAAGGTTTCATTCCGAAATCTTAAATTGAACGGCGGCGCCAACATTTTTGGTTTGTTGAAAATTACGTTTTGCGACAAACCGATTTTAGAAAACGTGATTCTTTACAACGAAAATTATCAAGGTGTTGAAATTGATCGTTGCTACCGTTTCATGGCGACCAATTGCGTGATGTATAACAAAGGCACAGGCACTTTGGATGATTACGCGCTGATTATCAGCAACAGCCAAAAGGGGCAAATTACTGGCGGCGATTACTATGCAAGGCGCCACGGAATCACCATTGGCGGCGGCAGCGGCACGGGCGCGGTGACAAACAGAAACATAAAAATTTCAAACCTGACAATCAGTAACGACATAAATTCCGGCGTGTATTCCGCAGATATGCACGGCAATATGCAAGACGTTGTTTACCAGGGCTGCACCATTTACCAAGGCGGTGGATGGGCTGGTATGGATTGCGGATATGACAATTGCATCATTTATTCCGCTTTGGGTGGATGGTGTGTTTATGCAAGCGAAGTCAAAGGCGGTGAAATATTTATCCGTAATTGCAAACTTTTTACAAAAAGTGATCCATCAACCATCAGCCGTGGAATTGTTGATTGTGGTGGAAACAGCAATCCATTTACCGCATCAACAAATGCAACGGTAAGCATCATTGTTGAAAATACTTACGTTTATGCCGATGCCGCATCAGCCACAACCAACTTCATGGTTATGTCAAATCTTAGTTCAAGCGCCTACATTAATATTTACATTGACGGACTTGTTGGCAATGTGAATGCAATGGGCGCAATTCTTAGAACCCGACTTGATTCGGGAACCGCTTATTCGCAAGCCATTGTGGTTGACAACATCAGCAATTTCCCCGCTGGAACTTATTTGCACGTTCCCCAGGGCAGCGCATATTTAAACAAGCCACATCGAATGATGCGTCAAACCGGAAGCGTGGTTATGACTGCCACATCTGGAACCAAACAAACCGTTAACGCTGGCACAAATTATAGGTATGTTTATCCACGCCCGCCACAGGTTTTTGTTTCTGTTGGCAGCATTACGGTTGGATTTTCAAACAGCGCGGGTGAAAACGTTGGGCCAGCAATTTATCAAATTGATTCGGCAAGTTTTAGGCCCGCTTTGGTTTCAACCAGTAACGCAAACTGGACGGCAACAATTGATATGACGGTCAATTATTTGTCGCAAATCGCAGAAGTTTAAAAGGAAAAAATCATGGCACTTGAAAAAACAGTCACCACCCCGCACGGATTCCAGGCCAATGGCGCGTATCACCGTGTCCAGCACATTGGATTTCAAAACAAAACCGCGCTGAAATTTAGCCTGGTCAGTTACAAAAACAAAGACGCAAAAATGGAATTTGCCAGCCAATCAATGGGGTTTGAATACAACCTTGAAGGCGCCAATCCTTATGTTCAAGCATACGAATATGTGAAAACATTACCTGAATTTGCCGAAGCAATTGATTGCTGATAAGGGGACACCATGACAACGCCGCTTGATATTGTTACCAGGGCCATGAAGGACATTGGCGCTTTGGCGGCTGGTGAAGCGCCGACCGCTGACGAAGCCCAAGACGGCTACGATATGTTGAACGATATGTGCGCCCAATGGTCGAATGAAAACATGATGGTTTTCTATAAAACCGAAATCATTTTTCCCGTCGTTCAAAACCAAATTCAATACACCATCGGCCCAGGCGGCCAGGTTGGCTGCACGTTTACCGGTTCAATCAGCGGCATAACCTTGACCATTCCAACCAATGGCGTGACTTCGGGCGCCATCACAATTGGCCAAACGCTGTCGGGAACTGGTGTTGCAGCCGGAACCACAATTGTGAACTTCAACAGCGGCGGTGGCGGCAACGTCAACGAGGCTGGAACCTACACCGTAAGCCAATCGCAAACCGTAACCAGCACGACCATTCAAGGTTACTACGAACGCCCGCTGACCATCGAATCCGCGTTTGTGCGCGTGACCACGACCAGCAACGGCGCCCCGATTTACGGTGGCGGCCTGGATTACCCCGTGGCCATTTTTGCGCTGGAACAATATGAATCCATTGGCCTAAAGCAATTGAACGGCCCCTGGCCAAAGGGCATTTATTACCAGGCAAGCGAAAACCTTGGCACGATTTACGTTTGGCCAAACCCCGCCCAAGGCGAAATGCACTTGTTTGCTTACACGCAATTTCGCACGTTCACCGCGCAAACAAACGACATTGCCTTGCCGCCTGGCTACATCAACGCGTTGCGCTGGTGCTTGGCTGAACGGTTGTTGCCGATGTATGGAAAAATGAACCAGGTTCAAATGGCCATGATAAATTCCTTGGCAGCCCAAGCAAAGGCAACAATCAAGCGCACCAATATGCGGCCGCCGCAAGTGGCGCGTTACCCTGACACATTGTTGATGGGCAAATCGAAAGATGCCGGTTTCATCATGGATGGGGGATTTGCATAATGCCTGACTTCGGCTTCGTGGGCGCTTCTTACGAAGCCCCGTCAATCTATCAAGACGCGCAAGAGTGCATCAATTTTTACCCTGAAATTGACCCCACAAAGCAGCCTGGAAGCCGCGGCATTGTTGCGTTGTACCCA